GGTCCACCTTGATACTCTTGCCCAAGATAGTATTGTTTTAAAAACTCAGATACTAAAGGAAAATCCTCCCTTACATATGCAGGAAGTTGACTTGAGACAATAGCGTTTAACTGAACTCTGTTTTCTGACATTTTATGAATTTATCGTCTTTAGTATGAAGATGAACCGGAAGAAGATCCTGTTGTAGTAGTCGTGGTAGTGGTTGTAGCACCAGCAGTAGATATTGTTGATCCACCATTAGGAGTTGTGCTTGTTGATACTGTACTAGAAGGACCTCCAGAACGAACTAGGTTACCATTTGGATAACTTGAAGACACCACATAGTTAGATGCCGATGGATCTAACCCAGATGCAATTTCATCAACAACTGTTTCAAAATTACTACCACTAATATCTAGTTGCAAATACAAGTCCTGTAATCCGATAACATCGTTGGACTGTGGTGTTGCTTCAATTTCAATTATTTGAGTATTATCCTTTTCTTGTGCTGCCAGTATGTTTACTGGATTCAATGTAATAACACCCGTTGTATACGTAATAGTTCCAACATTTCTTCTTACAACGGTTGGGGACTGAGAACCAACCGAAGGTAAAGTGAATAGGAAGATTGATCCAGTTACTCTATTTGTGTCTGGGATATCAGACATATACACATTTTCGGAAATACCCGCAATTCTAAAGGCACTTGATTTAATATTATATCCATCCATACTCTTGATGTGGAATTGATTTCCAAATCCAATGGAGTATTCTGCAAATTGATTAATGAGAACTCTTAAATCTCTTCTTATTCTAACTGTGGTAATATTCGATGTTACAGCCTCATGACTGTCATCAATAATGTTCAAAAATTTACTATACTTAAATCTTGCACCATACTTATTCATGTCAGAAGATTCTGCATACTTTAGTGCATTATTCTGAACGATAGAGGAAACCGCAGTTGATGACGGAGCAAGATTGGAGTTATAATAGATTTTAGTGTCAACTTCCAAGAACAAATATTTTAAATCAAGAATTTCTGGAACAATTCCAGCAACAGCATACTTCTTGAGTTTTAGTTTAATGTTTTCTTTGATTAAATTTGGAAGAAAATCACCAAATCTTGGTTTTATGCTGATAAAAACCTTTCCATACTGTGGAGGAACCAACTCTTCACCACCAAAAACTGAAATCGACTCAGTTTCGGGATAAATTTTTGCTGGAATTAATGTTTCATAGTCATTTGCAGTTAATGCACGGTTTTGTGAAGCATAAATTCTTGGTGCATACTTTTTAATTGACTCAACACCTTCAATAGATTCACCACCAGATGCCGCAAGACCAGTTACAACACCAGAAATCCCTGATGTTACTGTGTACTCTTGAGCATTGCGGTTGTAGATCAGTTTACCTGCATATCTAAACTTACCAACCCCGTTTGCAGCATCACCACTAGATGTGATATAATCTACTGTAATAAAGTTATTGTCTTCTAATTTATTTCCAAAAATTCCATCACCAAAAATCAATTCATATCTTTCATCGTCTGATTCTTGAAGGTAATAAACTTTTGAATCTGACTTTACATCAAATAAACTATCTTGAACTGAATATTTTACACTTCTAGAAGATTGTTCGTTTGGTTTGACAGTAACCGTCATCAAATCAGTATCAATACCAATATTATCTAAAAGGAACTTTTGATTTGGAGTTCTTGAGTTAACAGTAAAGTTAGTAGTTAAGAGAGTTCCCTCATATACTGTTATATTGGTGAAATTTGCTACATTATTGAAAACTGGAACTGTAATATCTTCTAAAATTGAAAATACATAGGATTGATTTCCAAATGATCCAGAAGATGTTGCAACAATTCCCTTTTTAAGGGTAAGTGTAGATGGTGTAGGAGTTATATTTGCAGTACTGACGAAAAAACTTAATGTGCCTCTTGCAGCAGTTCTAGATCTTGGCAGATATCCAATATTTCTTGCGAGAGAAACAACATTTTCTCTTAATGTTGCACTATCAATGAAAACCTCATTTGCAACCATGTTTGCATTGTATGAGGTGATGTAGGTATTGTATGCCAATACATTCAAAATTGTTGAAAGGTTAGACCCTTCAAAATCATAGTCAGTAAAACTAGAATTTTCCTTTAGATATTCTCTAAGGGTTGTTTTGACCTGTTCAAAGTCCAGGTTTGTGAAATTAGATAATGGCATTTTTACCTAGTTGGTTGCAGCACGAATTGTAATTCTTGTGGGGGAATATTTGCACCAATAATTCGATATATGATTGTTGCATTAAATTCATTATTATCAAAATCTGGAGAAACTCTAACATCAACCAAATCAACTCTTGGTTCATAGTTCAGAATCGATTGAGTTATTTCATCTCTAATATTAGATGCCGAAACAGCATCTACATTTTCAAATAAAACTCTAGAAACGTTAGATCCAAAATTATTATCAAAAAATCGTTCCCCTGGCACAGTAAACACAATATTTCTTATAGAACGGGCAATCGCAGTCTCATTTTTCAGCGCAATCAAATCAGCACTCAAGGGATTTTTCTTGAATGTCATACTGAGATCCTTAAATCCCTGACTAACCCGTTCTAAAGGCACACGAATACGGCGATTATACCTTATTTATTAAGGCATTTTATCAAAATTCGTTCAGTGGAATTGGTTCTGTACCATATTCCCAGTCATCATAGTCTTCATCATTGCGAATTTTTTCATGAAGATCGTTTTGTTGGACAAAATCGTGTTTTTTGGGTGTTAAATCATCATTTGCAATCTCACGAAGCATTTTTTGGTGCTGATGATTGCCCAAATTGTCCAAAAAGTCGTGTTGTGTACTCATTTTTCGTCCTCTTGAGGTAAATTTTCTCTTTCTTTTGCTGTTTTCCAGAAATATTCGTCCTCACGACCCATTCCAAGTCGTTCAAAACCGTTTTCAACCTGATAATATTGGGTTGAAACCTTAAAATCGGGCATTTTTGGGTCAACAGGGGTCAGACTATTGTCAAAAATACGCATTCTGTTGTTTGGATACAGTGCATACTGCCCATTATTCAATTCAATCAGGTTATGTGACTTATGTTCAGCAGGATTTTCACTTGTTGCATAGTCAATGACATCAGGATCTTGATGATAATTGTCTAGTGTACAAACATAAGTACCTTTCTGAATACCAAAGTCCCGTGTATATAGTTCATAGTCCATAGAACCGATAAATTGCTTCTGAACAGCAATTACACCATAGTCCATACAGTTCCAGAACTGTAGGTTAGGAAGGTCCAGATCGGGGTCTGGAAGGACCGGAGACGAGAGAAACGCACTGATAGGTAGTTTATCATACATTGCCGCATATTCGGGCAAATACGTCTCAAAATAAAAAGTGCGTCCAGGAATCGACTTTGCCGATACCCAGACGCCTTTAACAAATTCTCCATGACCAGATTGATGGTCAGTGAGATATTCTTTTCTTACCCATACTTCAACAGAAGGTAGGTTGCAGATAAGAGCAGCCATTAATTAAATGTATCTACTATTATTTACCCTGTCCACGATACCTCTTCTTTGCCTTATTACGAGAAGTCGCAGAGAGTAAGGTATTCTGCGATTTTCCTTGACGAGTTTTCTTGGGTTTGCCGGGCACATAAGACCCACCTTTCATCATTGCCATTGTAAGTTACCTCCTGTATCAAATAACCCGAGTCTTTTCGTGACCAACACGAATCCGAGGATCGCACCAGATATCAAAACCTGCTTCCTTAGCATCAAGACAGAATGAGACATCCTCACCACACATGTCTTGAACATTCCCACTCTCAAAGACTTGCATCTTAGGAGCAAACCAAGGATATTCCAGATTCTCAAAGACACCCTTCTTGATCAGTACCCAACCAAAACCAGTGTAGTCAACAGTAAATGGTTTGCGTCGTTTGGAAATAGAATCGACAGTTTCGTGATTCATTACTCCACCATTCTTACGGAAGTCATCTTCTTCCAACC